GCATAGTTGACTGGAATGGTCAAAACAAGTAAAATAGGTACAGAACATGCGTTTTGATAAGGAGTGGATGAATGGAGAAAATCAATGACAATGTAAAGCCCTATGCCGTTGATTTCAAAGGGCTGATGTACCTGTTCGGATGCGGACGGGGAACAGCGGAAATCTATGCAAGGGAATCCGGAGCGGAGTTTCGTGTAGGCGGCAAAAGATATTATCTGGTATCAAAGGTGCTCGACTATATAGACGGGTTACTCAAAGCACAGTAGAAAGGAATAACGGGATCAGAGACAACGAAGGTGATTACAGAAAAGTCCTTGAATGTTTGAAAAAGGATTATGCCTCATGCCGGATGTAAAAAGCCGACACAAGGCATAATTGAAGTGGATACAATTATAGTAGCATACAAAACATAGAAATTCAATCGGAGGAAAATCTTGCAGAAAGAATTTGTAAAACTGTTGTTGATAGGCTTATGGATGGGGTAAAGGCTGATGGAGTTAAAAGAACTGACAGACAGGACGCTGGAATTGTTCGGAGTATCTGAACCGTCACAGCTTGGACCGGCAATACTATCAGCGTGTCATAATCGTGATAAACTTGACGCTTTTTGCGATTTGGTCAATGGAAATCTGAGAACAGACTGGATGCAGAAAATCTATCAGTATTACCTTGCCGACCGCAAAGAGAAAAAGCAGGACTACACACCTTCTTCGCTTGCTCAATTCATGGGCTTACTTGCAGGAAATAGTGAAAGCGTGACCGATATGTGTGCAGGCTCTGGTGCTCTGATAATCCAGAAATGGAATCAGAATTGCAACACAGAGTTTGTAGCGATAGAGATTGACGAAAACGTGATCCCGTTCCTGATATTCAACATGGTGCTCCGGAACATCCGCTGTGATGTGCTTCTGATGGATGCACTGACGGACGAAGAGCCAAAAAAGAAATGGACAATCACGAGAGGGGAAAAATACGGATGCATAGCTTAATTACTAACCCACCGTATAACCTGAAATGGAAACCGCCCGCACTGGCAGGATTTATGCCGAGATATTCCGGCTATACAATACCTCCCGAACAAAATGCCAATTATGCTTTTATTCTTTCAGGACTGGAAATGACGGATGATAAAGCGGTTTTCCTTCTGCCAAACAGCGTACTTTCATCAAGCGTCAAAGCAGAGCAGGAAATCCGACAACAGCTTATCAGGCAGAATCTTCTACTTGCTGTGATTGCCTTACCGCCGAACATGTTCGAATCGACAAACATCCCGACATGTATTCTGGTTTTCGACAAGCACAAAGAAACCAGAATGACGGCGATGATAGACCTGACGGAGCGCTGTGAGGAAGAGACCAGAGACCAGAGAGGACAGTACGGCGGTAACTCTCATACAGGCAGGACATATCACAAGACAGTAAACGTGATACCGCCCGATGTCATGGGCGACTGCATAGACCTGATTGAGTCAAAACAGGATGAACAGAATCTGTGCAGATGGGTACAGCCGGAAGAACTGGAAAAGAACGACTGGAATTGTTCGCCGAAAAGGTACATCGAGCTAAAGGTCGAAACGGTTCACAGACCATTTGCGGACATAGCAGGCGACTATAACCGAATCATAGCGCAGAAGAACGCAATCCAAATCAAAATGAACAGGACTGCTGCGAGACGCCTCGGCTATGACTGCATGAATACGGACAAGACGGATTTGTCGGAAAGTTTCGAGATAGTCGGGCAAAAGGCGAGTAAAGAGAAAAACATATCATTTACCGCAGAAGACGGCATCACAATCAAAATCAGCACCAAGGACGGAATACATCCGCTGATTTTGGACTTCCTGAATCACTGGAAGCAAATGATCATATTCCTGAACAACGAAGAAAACAGATACCTTGCTGAGTTTCGGGATGCACTATTACCAGAATTGATGAGCGGAAATATTAAAGTGGAAGAACATCACAGAACAAAAGACAGCATCGGAGGAAAATCTTGCAGAAAGAATTTGTAAAACTGTCTGTGAATGATATTCACCCATATCCGAACAATCCTCGTATTAACGATGAGGCTGTTGCTTATGTGGTTGAATCCATGAATCAGACCGGAAACCTCGACCCGATTGAGGTTGATGAAAACAATGTGATCCTGTCAGGGCATACAAGGCTTCTGGCACTTGAACAGTTGGGTATCACCGAGACTGAATGTGTCAGGTATACCGGATTGACCGAGGAACAGAAGAAGAAATACAGGCTTCTCGCCAACAAAACCGGAGAGGTTGCGACATGGGATGAAGAACTTCTGAACATGGAACTTGGAGACCTGGATTTCGGTGATTTTGATTTCGGATTCAGTGATGATTCAGAGGATGAAGGAACCATTTTCAAGCAACAGCAGGAAATAGATATTGAAAACGGGGGGGGTGGAACTGACAACGAAGTAGAGTGCCCGAATTGTGGCTTCCGGTTTGAAGCATGAGCACTCTCTATGGAATCCCATACATGGGGAGTAAAACAAAGATAGCGGTTGACATATTACGACAACTGCCAAAAGGGAATAGATTTGTTGACTTGTTCGGCGGTGGCTTTGCTATGACACATGCCGCAATGCTGACAAAAAGATATAAAAGTTTTCTGTACAATGACTATAACCCTCTGATTGTAAAATTAGTCGAAGATGCTTATAACGGCAAATACAACTATTCCAGATTTAAACCGGAATTTATAACAAGAAAACAGTATGAAGTCAGATGTAAAAATGACGGTTACATATCGTACATTTGGAGTTTTGGAAGCAATCCCGAAAAGGGCTACATGTTCGGTGAGGATATAGAATCACTCAAACATGCCGCACATGACTTTGTTGTTTTCGGTAAATGGGATAACAAACTGAACCGCATTGCACCGCAATTAAAAAAGGCGGTCACAAGTAAAAATATAGGGAAACGCAGAGAACAATTCTGCGCTTGGTGCCGTTCCAATAAAAAACGGTTCGACCTGCAAAACCTCGAAGCTATTGAAAGATTACAACAGCTTGAGCGATTGGAACGTTTACAGCAATTGGAACGTTTACAGCAATTGGAGCGGTTTATTATTTTTAACTGTGGTTCATACACTGATTACGAATATCAGGATGGAGATATAGTCTATTGCGACCCACCTTATGAATCAGCAACCGGATACTCCGGTGGATTTGACCATAAAGCATTTTATGATTGGGCTGCATCAAGACCGTATCAGGTGTGGTTCAGCAGTTACAAGATTACAGATAAACGATTCAGAATGATATGGGCTAAAAGAGTAACAACGTGCCTTGGAACAAACAACAATGCACATCGTTATGAATGTCTATACACAAACAGGTGAATCATGGGAGCAAAACCTAAATATACAGAATGGCTCACACCTGATGGGCTACTGCGTATAGAAGGATGGGCGAGAGACGGTCTGTCCCTTGCGCAGATTGCTCACAATGTCGGTGTCGCAGATTCTACTTTCAGACGATGGAAGGAAGAAAATGAGGCATTATCGGCGGCAATAAAGAGAGGCAATGCCCCTGTTGATCTTGAAGTCGAAAATGCTATGCTGAAATCCGCGCTCGGGCACAAGGAAACCGTCAGGAAAGCTATCAAGGTAAAGACCGAAAAGCAGAAAGTCGGAGAGGGCAAAATTGTAGAAGAACACATTGAATATGTCGATGAGGAAGTCTACATTCCACCGCAAGTGATAGCACAGATATTCTGGCTGAAAAACCGAAGACCTGACAAATGGAAAGAAAAACAGGTTGTTGAAGCTGACACAACCGCTCTTGAAAAACTTGATGCTATTCTTGCACAGAATATCAGGAACGCCAACGGTCAGGATAAATTGGAGTATTTGAGGGAAGAAGATGTCTTCACAGAATCAGAATAAATACTGTTCGGGAAGGAGGTGGTGCTATGGGGCTTAGATTTTCCAACAAGCAGAATGAGTACATAAGATGTGCTGACAAGCGTTGGAATTTCAAAGTCGGTTAGGTGCGGTCCGTTCGGGCAAATCCTTTGTAGACATAGCACATATCATTCCGCAACGGTTGAGGGCTGTGAAGGATGAAAAGGGTATAAACCTTATTCTCGGTGTATCAAAGTCAACCATTGAAAGAAACGTCCTTCAACCCATGAGGGAGATATATACCGATGCTGTTGTAGGCAATATAAACAGCAGTAATGTCGCTATGGTCTGCGGAGTGCCGTGTTATTGTCTCGGTGCTGAAAAGGTGTCGCAGGTTGCAAAGATTCAGGGTTCATCTGTCAAGTATTGCTATGGTGATGAAACGGCAAAATGGAACAAAGACGTGTTCTACATGTTGCAGTCACGTCTCGATAAAAGCTATTCAAAATTTGATGGTGCTTGCAACCCTGAATATCCGGGCCACTGGTTAAAACAGTTCCTTGACCGTGAAGATGTAGACAAGTATATTCAGAACTACACAATTTTTGACAATCCATTCATCGACAAGAATGTTGTCCGTAATTTATGTTATGAATACCACGGTACTGTCTTTTATGACCGGTATATAAAGGGCCTATGGGCGCTTGCCGAAGGTCTTATATATCCATTCTGGGAAAAATGCGTAGAAGAGCCACCAGAAGGCCCTGCGGAAGATTACTGCCTGTCTATCGACTACGGTACTATGAACGCATTTGCGGCGCTTCTATGGGGGAAATACGGGCAAACATGGTACGCAGTCCATGAATACTACTATTCGGGCCGTGAAGAGATCACAGGCACAAAGACCGATGCACAGTATGTACAGGATATGTTGAAATTTATTGCTCCGATACTGCCGCATATAAAAGTTACAAGCAGTATATTCGGTGGAGGCGAAACACCGAATATAGAAACTATTGTTGACCCGTCCGCTGCATCATTTATTGCCGCGCTAAGGGAGCATGACTGTTTTACTGTGATTCCTGCGCGAAATGATGTTCTTGATGGCATCAGAGACACTGCGAGGGCAATGCAGGCGGGAAAAGTCAAAATATCACCAAAATGCGAAGCATTTATACATGAATTACAAGGGTATGTCTGGCAGGACAGAGCCGATATTGATGCACCTGTAAAGATAAACGACCACGCAGCAGATTCATGTCGTTACTTTGTGCGGACAAAACACATTGCACCTACTGAATTGGAAATGCAGTCAATATTTATGTGAGGTAAAGAAAGTTGTACACATATAATGATTTTCTCCTGATACCGGAAAACGAGAAGATGAACTTTGTCCGCTCTATCATTAGCGCTCATGAATCATCACCGGAATACCGCTTTGCGAAGACAGCCGAAGCATATTACCGGCGCAAAAATGAAACAATCATGAATTTCCAGAAACTTCTTTATACCGTAACCGGCAAGAAGATTCCGGATAACTATTCCACCAACTACAAACTGCGGTCTAACTGGTTTAACTACTTTACAGCACAGTTGAATCAATACCTGCTCTCAAACGGTATCACCTGGAAGGAAGAGACCACAAAAGACAGTCTCGGTGACAAGTTTGATCTACAGGTGAAAAAGCTGTCCAGGTATGCACTTGTCCATGGTTCGGCATTTGGTTTCTGGAATCTCGACCACCTTGAGCCGTACAGCTTCCTTGAGTTTGCTCCATTGTATGACGAGGAAAACGGTGCGCTCATGGCCGGTGTCCGGTTTTGGCGTCTCGATGCATCTAAACCGTTGAGGGCAACACTGTTTGAGCCTGACGGCTACACTGATTACGAGTGGAACACCAACACAGACGGCAGAGAAGCCGGTGTAGTGAAAGAAGAAAAGCGTGCTTATATCCAGATTGCAGTCACAACAGAAGCGGAAGGCACAATTCTCTATGATGGGCGCAATTATCCTACTTTCCCTATTGTTCCGCTTTACGGTATCGAGAAGCAGTCGGAGTTGGAAGGCAGGCAAGAACTGATTGACTGCTATGATCTGATAGAATCCGGCTTTGCAAATACGGTTGAAGAGGCCAGTTATATTTATTGGGCTATCCAGAATGCAGAGGGAATGAGAGATGGAGACCTGGCAAAGTTTGTTGAGAGGGTAAAAACACTGCATGTTGCGATTGCAACAAGAGGAAACGGTGCATCGGCTACGCCTAACAGC